ATTCAGAAGACAAATTTAAGTTTAAAGATTCTAATGTTGCAATAAAATTTTCTGGAATAGAGAAATAGAATGTATCATCGAAAGATAAATTCAAAGTATCAAGAAGAACCTTAAATGTTTGTGACTCTGATAGTCTTTGTCTGCCTATAAAAATTGATTCTTTTGTATTATATACTTTATTGAAATACTTTTTTTCCTCAGAGCTTAAAGGATTAGTCCACGACCCAGACCCCTTATTATTTCTTGGTAATTTAGTATTTAAATTTATAGATATAAACTCTTTGACCATTAGCTCACTATCTCAAAATCAATATTAACATCTTTAATCTCCCCCGTATTAGTGTACAAGAACTTAGGTGAGGGAAGATAAGTCTGAACTTCTATGGAGATAGACTTCTGAATTAATCTGTCCGAATTATCTTGAGCTTTAATATCGGACAATGGTGTTTCACTTTTTATATAAGCTTTAGTAAAGTTGGAGTACTTGGTATTTATTTTTAGCTCTGGATTAAATTTAGAAAATATTGAGTACCTTATTTGATCAATATCAGAAATAAACTTTGTCCAAATATTTATATCGTAGGTAATATTGACTGGTCTTGGAGGAAGACTTAAATATCTCTTAGCCCTACGCTCGTTACTATCCCAAACTTTTTCAGATACTATTGTTTGAGAATATCTTCTACGATCATCGTCATTTGCTGATCCAGTCTCTACAATTGTGATATATGGTAGAACCATGGTATTATCTTGAGCTTGCTTTCCAGAAGTTCTATCCTGAGAACCTACTGAGCACTTAACTAAAATTTTATTATTGTTACCGTCCAAATAATAAATAGAACCAAAAATATTTTTTAACTCTCTTAAAGTCTCTTTGTAAATATTATTTGATATTGCAAAAAGTTTGGATTCAGTCAATGAAATAATTTGATCAGCTACAAGCAAGTGTGGGAGCATTATAATATTCCTCCTTGTTTATCTGTAGTGTCATAGAAAGTCTCGTTATGAATCTCTTCTGTGTCTCTGAGAAGTTTAGCATACACCATTAAATGGTATACTCCGTATGACTCAAAACTGTCCTCAACAACTTGATAAACTTCAAACTTCATATTTTGAAATACTGGTTTTAACACATCACCAATAATTATTGATCTACCTATACGTCTCTCAATATATGATTTATTGAAAGTAAATATTTGATCACTCTGAATCTCAACACCAAACTGAGTTAGATTTTCCTCTATTGGTCTTGGATCATAGCTAGCATATACTTTTATTGGTTCTGGTGCTATAGGTTTCTGGCGAGCTTCCATGTATACATCATCAACATCATTTGATGGAATATATTTGTAGACAAGAATCTGAGAGCCAGCAAGCTTAATCAATTCGTCATCCACTAAATTGAATAGGTTCTTATCAGGATTATCTCTATCAAATAAAGACAATCTTGATGTCTCATCGAAGTCATCAAAGTGAGTTGGTGGAGTTGTTACTTTAAATCTACTCATTAGAATATATCAAATAAGGGTGGATTCTGAATCTCCATTGAGAGTTCCTCCAGCAATACTTGCTTTTCTTCCTTGGCTTCAGCTAATAGTTCTTTACCGTCCAACTGTGAGCCTCCTCCTGGACCTGGAAGAGAAGCATATTTACTTCTAACTCTGCCTAAAATTTCTTTAGCAACGGCTAAAGAGTATCTCTGTAACCAGTTCTTATACGCTGGATGGATAGTGTCTTTATCTATTCCACGAAATTCTAGTATCACTCCTTCATTTTCTGAGGGAGTAGGGTGTATTTGAAGATATTTGTTATTTATGATATTCCAAGATGCACCTTGACCTAATACCCTGCTAATTTGTTTCAAGTACATCTGCATCAACATATATTGACTGACATTATAATTATTAAATAAACCTGTATTAGTAAAGAACATTATAGCGAAATCATATTCAAGAGATCCAGGGGTCGCACCAAGAGTAAATAACTGTCTCTTGTACCAAACATCAGTAAGATTATTTATAACTTCTGGTGGAAGTTCGTAAATATTCTCACCACCTGTTGTCTCAAATACTGCATACTGAGTCATCCATTGTGGAGCAAAGTATTCTAACTTTGTAATAGCTTCATCTATGCAAGTTTGGATTTGAAATTCTGTAAGCTCAACTCTAATGGTTGGATGGCCAAGCCTAGCTAAGATAAAATCTTTAATAGTTTGGTTGAAATCATTAAACTCTACAACATCTTTTAGGTAAGCATTATTTGCATCTAGTGTTGCAGGGCTAGGAGTGGTGTAGTCACTTAATCTTCCACCATTAAAAGTTCCATACGAGGAACCAAATCTAGAGAGTTTCGGTTGGTTTATCATACTTCTTGCTCTTATATTTTATTTCTTCTACTGGTTGAATTATTTTCTCAACTTTCTCTTCTAGGCCAGATATAAAAAATTGAATATCAGTAGTAAAAGTATCATTAGGATTAATTAGAGTTTTAACTCTATTAATATCTAAAAGTAGAGTAAACTTATTTTTATTTATATAGGTTCTCATATAAGTATTTACTACTCCAATAAAAAAAGAGCCTGGATTAAATCCAGGCTCTAGTATCTAATCTTAATTAATTATTAAGACTAGTATGCTCCACCAGTTACTCTCTCACGGAAGATTTCCTTAGTCAAGAAATCTGAACCAGTTCCGATTAGTCTGATTACTCTGAAGAATCTTGAAGATGGGTGGATTGCGACCTTGCCGTATCTGGTCAAGATACCCTTTCTTGGTTGGAAGGATTCTGGATCGGTTACGGTTGGTAGTGACATGATTGGGATGTATGGGCAGTAGAAGAAGCCTGCATCCATTGGACCGCTACCCTTGTATGCAACAATGATCTCATCCTCTGGGAACATTGGGTCAACAATCAGGTCGTACTTGCCAAAGAGCTTGCCGACATAGGCTATTTCCTTTGCGCCAACATTGGTTGGTGCCATGTTGCTTGGTAGACCACCCTCAAGCTTGGCTGCTGACTCTAGCATTGAAGCAATTACTGGTGAGGTGATCAAGGTTGTGCCTGGGCCTCTCAAGGTTGTTCTGTAGATATCTGTGCTTGCAAAGTTTACTAGTGCTAGTATATTTGAGTAGATGTGACCCAAGTGCTGTGGAGCAAGGCTTGTGGTGTTATCAATGAATCTCTTGATATCCATTACATATACGTTTGAGCCTCTAGTGTTTGGAAGAGCAGGGTCTTCAGCAGCTAAACTTGAATGGAAGTCCCATTGGTAGGAACCACCTACAAAGTTGGTTCCTGGGCTTTGGTTTGATCCGGTTCCTGCGGTAGCACCACCAATTTCTGGGAAGTTATCAGCATTGCCGTTGTACAATGACTTCAAGTACCAGCCACCGAGAGTGTCGCTAGTTACATTATAAGCAATCATGCGGATATCTTCGATTAGCTCGCGGTCGATTTCGAGGTTCATTTCCTTTGATAGAAGCTCAGTCAACTCAGCTTCCATATCTAGGTTGTGGTATGCCTTGAGATCCTGTGCAGCCTCTAGGGTCCAGAGTGCTCTCATCTTGCGCTCTCTAGCCTGTACGGTCTGCTTCTGAATGTGCATGGTAACCTCAGGAATACCTGAAGCTCTCAATCTTTCAGCAGCAGAAACGCTCCAACCTAGTGTGGTTGTTGAAGTTGGCCAGCTAGCTAGCTTACCACCCATTGTGGTGCTTGGTGATCCATATTGATCTGCTAATACGTTTGACAATTCAAAACCATCGGCTGCAACTTTATCACCAGTTAATGCTGATGCATACTCATTTGCAGCAGTTCCCCAAACACTAGCAGCGGATGTTGATCCAATTGGGCTGGTTACCAAGTTTCTTGGAGTAATGTTGTACATTGAGTACATTGTTTGTACTGTTGCGCCATATGCTCTTGAGTTACCCATGTAGAAGATTTGGCTTACAGGACCATCCATGGTCTGGGTTGCGCCAATCTTGTTGAAGATAAGCTCTGGGTAGATTCTTCTAATCATGGGGAATGCCCACTTCTGATAAGTGCTTAACTTACCAACTGTGGTGGTTCCTTGGGTTAGTTCCTCTTCACGAAGCTTGTCGGCCATGAAAGCCTTTGCTTGGTTTTCCATGAGGCGTGCAGTCTGGTAAGCCATGTTCTGGTCACTAATACCATCAAGCAATGGCTCCCAACGCTTTAACAATTCATTTCTATCTAATTCCATATTAACCTCTTATTAATTTCTTTGAAGCAGTTAGAATGTTTTCATTTAGCCACTCGTTTTGGTAGACCTTGGCTTTCTCCTGCTTTGGCTCAGATGACTCTCCAACATTAAAGTTTTGTTCTGAGATCACCATTGCCTTGTCAGACATTTTTCTTGCCTGAGTTCTGCCTTCAACTAGCTTAAGATCCTCTTCAAGGGTGCTAACACTCTCTTCAAGGAGTTCATTACGATCAGCTAGCACCTTGCCAGCTTTCTTCAATCGAATGTTTTCTTTCAATAGTTTATCGAGTTCGTTAGTAAGAACATTGATCTTACTCTCTTGCTCTTCACTAATAGAAGCTAAAGTGCTAATGCCATTTGCCTCATCTTCGCCAGTAGTTTCAATAGCGAACATGGACTTCATGGTTTCAAAAAGTTGAGCATTGCGGAATGTTTCATTCTCTAGCTCTAACTCCTTGATGGCTTGCTCCTTAAGCTTCTCAATATTTCC